GTTTCCGTGCAGAGTTCAAAGTAGGTGTTGATGTAGCCTACGTTTCAGAGTGCGTTAAGTTTATGTCTGCTATCTAATTTTAAAATAAATTTACTAATCAAAAGGGTGGTGCAATAAACACCACCTTTTTTTAAAACTAATAATTATGCCGTGTGCTTTATCAAGTGGTTACACTATAGATTGTAGGGAATCAATCGGTGGAATCCAAGCAATTTGGTTGATAGAAAATTCAGCCCTTTATGATGCTTCAGGAAATTCAAGAGTTTCCGAATCTTCAGGAACTGTTACAGGAATGACAAAGTCAACAGGAAAGAAGTTCTATAAATTTGAAGTTCCAAGAGCAACTGCTTCTGCTTCATCTAACCTAACAGGTTCACAAGAGAACGGAACTATCTTCTTTACACATCAAGTAATGTTCCCAATCAATTCAAGAACTGCTTCTATCCGTAACATCATTACAACTTTAGCGAAAAATCGTTTAACGTTTGTTACTTTGGATATGGATGGAGTTTATCGTATGTATGGTAAGAGTTTCGGTTTGTTCCTTGATACAACAGAATCAGGAAGCGGAACAGCACCTGGCGATAGGCAGGGTTCAATGTTAACTTTCACAAGTCAAGAAACTGATGATTTCTTGGTAGTTAACTCAAGCGTTGCTGCTGCGTTGGAAACACCTGGTAGCTAATAGTAAATAATAAAAACGTGAGAAAGCCGACCGATTAAAAAGTCGGCTTTTTTTAGATTATGATTATACTAACTAAAGGAGAAACAAAAAACATTTATTTTACAGGTTCTGAAAGTGCAACACTTTCAAACCCGTATTTTTTATTTATATTTACTAATAGAATTACGCAAGAAGTTGTGAAGTTTGTTGTTACAAATGAAAGCACAACTTTAAGGTATGATGTTTTTGAACTTGATGTAGACCAATATTTTGAAGATGCTGAAACAGGATTTTGGACATACCAAGTTTACGAACAAGCAAGTAGTTCTAACTTAAATCCTGCAGGATTGAATGAGGTTGAGAATGGATATATGTATTTGAATAGTGCAATAGTATTTGAACCTACAACTTATGATGAACAAAATAATTCATTTATAACTTACAATGGATAATTACAAGCATATTGTTTTGGCTTTTGACCAAGCACAACAGCCAAAATTTACTGAAAAGAAAAATAAAGGTTATGTAGAATTTGGTAAGGATAATGATTATCCTTCTTATCTTTTAGACCTTTATTCTGAATCACCTAAACACGGAGCAATTGTAAAGGGTAAAAGCAATTACGTTTACGGAAAAGGGTTTGAGAATCCTGGAATTGCTAATGCTTTGGAAAGTTGGAATGACATTCTAAAGAAATGTATTAAGGATGATGAATTATTTAGGGGTTATTATTTACAAGTAATTTGGAATAGAGCAAAGCAAGTAAGCGAAGTTTACCATATTGATTTTGCGAAGGTTAGGGTTAGTAAAGATTTGCAGACGTTTTATGTGAAGAACGATTGGACTGATATGAAAGAAAAGGTAAGGGAATATCCTGCTTTCAATGTTAATAATCCTTATGGAAGTCAAATATTCTACTACAAAGAATATAACCCTATTAGCGAAGTTTACCCTTTGCCTTCTTATTATCAAGGGTTAAATTATATAGAATCGGATATTAAAGTTAGTAGGCACATTTTAGGAAATGCTAATCAAGGTTGGGTTGGAACTAAACTTGTAAATCTTAACAATGGCGACCCAATAGGTGAGGAAATTAAAGGAGAAGTTGAAAGGGATTTATTGAAGAAGTTTACAGGTTCTGAAGGTAAGCGAGTGGTAATAATGTTCAATAAGTCAAAGGATAACGCAGCAGATATTCTTGATTTAGGAACTACGATGTTAACAAAAGAAGATTTCACGAATGTGAATAATCTTATTCAGCAAGAAATATTTGCTTCGCATCAGGTTACAAGCCCTGTTTTATTTGGTATTAAAACCGAAAGTCAATTAGGAGCAAGAAACGAAATTAGGGATGCTTACGAAATCTTTAATAACACTTACGTTCAGGAAAGACAAGGTGAACTTGAAACTATTTTCACGAAGTTTAGGAATCTAAAAGGTGAACAAGGTGATTTTGTTATTCAACCTGTAGAACCTTTGAAGTTTGAATTTACTGAAACTATTGTTTCGCAGAATTTAACGCAGGATGAAATAAGGGGATTGATGGGTAGAGAACCAATAGATAATGCAATTAAAACACAAGCACAAATTATTTCCGATAATATCAATGCTTTAAGTCCGTTAGTTGCTAACAAGGTTCTTGAATCAATGACACCTGACGAAATTAGAAGTTTGGCAGGGTTAGTTCCTGTTCAACAATCTAACGGAACTGCAGCACCTACGCAAGAACAACCTGCACAAATGAATGATTCTATTAAGAATCTAACAGGCAGACAATACCAAAACGTTATGAGAATTGTTAGGCAGTTTGGTAATGGAAAGTTAAGCAAGGCACAGGCTTCTTTAATGCTGAAAAATGGATTTGGATTTACCGATGAAGATGTTAACACTTTTTTAGGTGTAGATGATGACCCTTTAACCGATGATGAAATAAGTAAATTCTCAATGGATGCAGATGAACTTTTGCTTCAAGAATTTGCGTCTTGTGGTTCTGAAAGGAGTTTATATTCAATAAGTGAAACAAGGTCTTTTAATGGCTTTGAAATGGCTTTAAATCAGCTTCAAGCTGACGTGCTTTCTTTGATTACAAAGCAACCATTAATTGCACCTGAAGTAATAGCCGAAACTTTGAATAAGTCGGTTAAAGATATTCAGGCAACTATTGATGAATTAGTAAGTAATAAAATTATTACTGAAAAAAAAACATTAATCGGTGAAGATGAAGTAATAAGAAGATACGTCAACAAACCTGTTTCAGAACTTCCTGGAAAGGATTCTAAAGTTAATGAAATTCTTATAATGTATTCTTATGATTGGCGTGTTCCTGCTTCGCAGCAAGATTACAACACTTCAAGACCATTTTGTCAAAAGCTAATGGATTTATCAAGAACAAGATTATGGTCAAGACAGGACATTGAAAATATCAGTAAAAGGGTTGGTTATTCAGTTTGGGATAGATGCGGTGGATGGTGGACAATGCCGAATGGCGAACATAGTTACCAATGTAGGCACGAATGGAAAACTAATTTAGTAACAAGAAAGAAAAAATAATGAGCAAAAATATATTATTTCTAACTGAACAAACATTCAAGGAAAGAACAGGTGCTTCTAATGCTATTGATGGAAAGCAATTATTCCCAATGATTAAGGTTGCAGGTGATATGTTTATTCAACCTGTATTAGGTTCTACACTTTACAAAAGATTACAAACAGGAGTTGAAGATAATGATTTAAGTGTAGATGAAAAGACCTTAATAGATGACTATATTACCGATGCTTTGATTTGGTATACTATGAGTATGCTTCCAATGTCAATGGGTTACCAATTATTTTCTAAAGGATTTCTACAAAAGACAAGTGAAGAAAGCACACCACCGAGTAGAGCAGATTTGGAGTTAATAGAGCAGAAGTATAAATCAATGGCTGAATTTTATAACAGCCGTTTGATTAGTTTTTTACAGGAAAATTATACTTTGTATTCTGAATACTTAAATGTTTCAATGGGATTAGATACAATCTTTCCAACTACAAAGGCTTACACTTGTCCTATTTATTTAGGTGGTTTTGAACCTTGCGGAACGAAGTATATGAATAGTTCAAGCGGTTACGCTACGCCACAAGTTGTTTACTATACTGCTACAGGTGGAGAAACTAACTTTGAAATAATGGCTTTGAGTGGCAATAGAGTAATTTTTGCAAGTCGTTCAGGATTGGCTAAAACCATTACAACATTTGCAACAAATGACACAGGATATCTTCAGATAGTCGGTGGAATGGTTACACTTCCTACAGGTGATGTTGCTTTAGCAGGTGAATTATTTACTTTCTTATATACTTAATTTATGAGTAAAGGCTACAAAAAAGAATACATAGACAAAGTAAAACAAAAGTTCAATGACGTACAAGCAATTAGTAACGGAAATAACAAACCTGTTGGAAAGCCATGCAATGATTCACACAACAAAGTTTGCAAGTCCGATAGAGTGGTTAAATTGGGATGACCAACCCGTTTTTCCTTTGGCTTCCTTTGCTATAAATTCAGGTTCTTTTAATCCTGGAAAACAACATTCCTACGATATTCAATTTTGGTTTATAGACAAGTCAGGTGCAGAAGGAGAATTTGAAACTGAAGTTGTTAACGATATGCACCAAATAGCAGGGGATATTATTTCTAAACTGCGAAATGGAGCAAATTCTTATATCATAGATGACAATATTCGCTATGATGTAATTAGTGAAAAATTTGAAGATTATTTAAGTGGAGTTCAATTAACAATTAGTTTAACAAGCACATCAAGTTTTGATGGGTGCGATATGCCAACAATATGAGGAAATTAATTACAATTTTATTAGTTGTTTTTTGTCAAGTCAGTTTTGGACAGGTTTATCAAATTATGCCACAATACGGATATTCAGCACCAAGATTTAATATTGATTCTACTTTAACCATTCCTACATTTAACGGAATGCCTACGTTGAAAAGTAATATAACAAGAAAAGGAGCAGTTGCTATAGATTCCACAAACGGAAGGTTTTATTTCTACAATCCTAAAACATTAATTTGGGACACGATTAAAGGTGGTGGCGGAACAACTTCTGCAACAAAATTAGTTACGAGTGTTTATAATAACACAGGTAGCACAATTGCAAAAGGTTCTGTTGTTTATATTAGCGGAAGGCATTCAAGCAACTTGCCAACCATTGCACTTGCAGAAGGAAATAATGAAGCTAATTCTTACAAAACATTTGCTTTAGTTCAAGATGACATTCCTACAAGTAATTCAGGATTAGTTATTCAAGCAGGTAGAATTGATAATCTTAATTTGCCTACATCAAGTTATACTGATGGCGACATAGTTTATTTAAGTCCTTCAGTTCCTGGAGGCATAACAACAACAAAGCCATTAGCACCAAACCATATCTGTAAGATAGGAAGCATTGTTAGAGCACATCCTACATTTGGTGCAATAGAAATTAAAATAGAAAATGGATGGCAATTAGATGAATTAAGTGATGTACAAATTGCTGCTGTACCAAATGATAGCGCAATTTTGCAATTTAGTAGAATTGATTCTTTATGGCACGATGTAAGTATAAATAATGCAATAGGAAGTAAATATTTAAAACCTTCCGATTCTACAACTTATCAAACTAAATTTAGGTCAGATAGTGCAAGGACAAATACTTATTCTGCCATTAATTCAAAGCTAAATTTGTCAGACAGCACAATATATCAAACGAAATTTCGTTCCGATTCTGCAAGGACAAATACTTATACTTCATTAAATATAAAATTAAATGCTTCAGATTCATCAACTTACTACACTAAATTCCGTTCAGATACAAGCCGTTCAAATATCTATACTGCAATAGCAGGAAAATTCACTTTACCTTCATTAACAAGTGGTTCTATTCTTTTCTCAAATGGAACAACAATAACGCAAAAGAATGCTAACTTATTTTGGGATAATACGAATAACAGATTAGGAATAGGTACAAATAGTCCTACAACATTAGTTCAATTAACAACAACTAATACAGATTACACAAATACAAATGGAGCAGGTAGCCACATTTATATGACAAATACTTCGGCAACAGGTCAAAATGTTGTAGCTTCTTTTGTTAATGGTTCTATGGTTGCAAAATGGAGAACAGATTATCAGGGTAACATTTCTTGGGTTGCAGGTTCAACAGGTGCACATGATTTTTACACTAAAGGGGATTTTGGAACAGGGCAAATAATGATGAGGATTTTTAATGGTGGAAATGTTCAAATTGCTACATCTTCAGTAGGTGGTGGTAATTCAGATGCAGGTTTCAAATTAGACGTGCAAGGTACATTAAAATCAACAGGAAGATATACTGCCTATGTTTCAAAAACAGGAGCATATACTGCAACAACAACTGATGAGGTTATTTCTGCGGATGCAACTTCGGCTGCATTTCAAATTACTTTGCCAACTGCTGTAAGTAAGACAGGTCAAGTATACACAATAAAAAGAGCAAATTCAGGAGCAAATGCAGTAACTGTTGGAACTACATCTTCACAAACAATTGATGGTTCAACAACTTATTCTTTAAGTGCTCAATATAAATATGTTTCAGTTGTTAGTAATGGTGCGAATTGGTTAATAATAGCAAATAATTAAAAATGAAAAAGATACAGAATTTAACCCTTTGGGTAAATGGTCAAAATAAAACTGCTAATCTATTTTATTTAAGATTGATTAATGACAATCTAAAAGATACTGCAGTTTTTAATTATCAATTATTTTATGAGTACACTGATTCAACTCAACATAATCAACAGGAATTATTGATAGATAATACCTTAACAATTGATGGACAGGATTACATTGATTGGGGTTTAAGTTCAGACATCAATACAGATGCTTTCACAATATGTGCTAACAAATTAAATATCACTTTACTATAATGAAACATTTTGACCTTTTAGGAGTTTGGTTTTTATCAATAGCCACCTTTTTAACTTCATCTGAAGTTCTTGGATTCTTTGCCATTACTGCGAGTATTTCAACAATAGTGAGCAATATGCCTGGAGTAATTAAATTTTTCAACAAATACCTTAAAAAATGAAAAGTACAAAAACAACAATCTTCGGATTGATTTTGGCTACATTGGTAGCTGTTCAACCTATCATTGAGGGAACAGGTTACCATTTAGATGGAAGTTCAATAACCAAAATTTTACTTGCTGCTTCACTTGCTGCATTCGGTTATTTGGCTAAAGATTACGATGTTAAATAAAAAAAAGGGGTGGTAAAAACCATCCCTTTTAACATATCATTAAAGCAGAACTTTCACAAAATTAATTAAATGGATGAAACTTTTCAAAAAACTTTTTTTATTGGTTGCGTTTTCTTGTTGTTTGCTATCCTGCTTTACAGAGCAAAAAGCGAATAAACAACTAAATAAAATTAGCGGTGAATATCCTGCTTTAATATCGCAAAAATGCGGCGAATTATTCAAGCCAATAGTTACTAAAGACACTCAAATAGTAACGGAATACATTAGTAAGATAGACACATTTTTAAGTAATAATACAGATACTTTAATAGTAACTGATACTATAAAAAAAGAATGTTCTAAAAGTGTAAAAGAATTAGTTTTAAAATTGCAAAATGCAAACAGGTTTATTACTATTCTTAAAGATGATTTGCGTAAGAATCCGCCTTACATTGTTAAAAATATTATTGATACTTCAAAGGTATTTTCTTTAACAAAGCAATTAGAAAAAGCCAATAAAGAAAAAGAAGATTATAGGACACGGAATGAGGTAATGAATAAGGTTTGTATTTGGTTACTAATTATAATAATAGTTTTAATATCTTATATCTACGTTAATGAAACCAAGCCAAAATTCTATAAATCTAATTAAGAAGTTTGAAGGATGTTATTTAAAAGCGTACAAATGCCCTGCAGGAGTGTGGACTATTGGATATGGAACAATTAAATATCCTGATGGAAAATCCGTTAAAGAAGGCGAAGAAATAAGTTTGTATAGAGCAGAAACTTTACTAACTAATGAGGTTGAAAATTTTGCTAAACAAATTAAATTAAACGTAAATCAAAATCAGTTTGATTCATTGGTTTCGTTTTGTTATAATCTTGGCATTGGTGCGTTTAATTCAAGCACATTGAAAAAGAAAATAATTGCGAATCCTGGCGATTTATCTATAAGGGATGAATTTATGAAATGGAATAAAGCAAGGGTTAAAGGTGTATTAACTGAACTAAAAGGATTAACTAATAGAAGAAAGGCGGAAGCCGATTTATATTTCAAATAATATGGCAAAGACAATAAGCAGTAATAAACTTTCATTTGGGAAAAGAAAAGGCGGTAAAGCAAGAAAGTCAAAAGGACCAAAAGATAAAAATGTATCTAAATATAAAGGTCAAGGAAAATGAATAAATCTGAAATATTAAGGGATTATTTAAGTAAGCATAATGATATGCCCTTAAAAAAGTTAGCACGGATAATCTATAATGATAATCCTTTATTATTTAAAGATGCCGAATACATTAGATTAAAACTGCGACAAATAGAAGAAGGTAAATTCAAACCTAATGTAGAGTTCAAAAGGACTGAACCAAGACCATACAACCCTTATAAACTTCCTGAATCTTCAGAATCTACCTACGAACCTTATATAATCAAAGGTTATAAAAAAGTAGGTATTCTTTCAGATATACATTTACCTTACCACAATTTAGATGCTTTAACCTGTGCTATTGATTTTCTAAAGAAAGAAAAGATAGACGCTTTACTTTTAAATGGCGACACGATAGATTGCCATTCCCTTTCAAGATTTATGAAAGACCCAAAGAAAAGGGATTTTAAATACGAATTAGATACTTTAAAAGCGTTTGTTAATGTTCTGAAGAAGGAACTTAAATGTAAAATCTTTTTCAAAATAGGCAACCACGAAAACAGGTATGAACATTTTTTATATCAAAAGGCAGGTGAACTTGTAGGCATAGAAGAATTTCAGTTTTCAAATATTATTAAAGCACGTGCAGAAGGAATTGAAATAATAGAATCTAATAGGTTTATGAAGTTAAATGAATTAAACGGAATACACGGACACGAATACATTGGCGGAATTTCTGCACCTGTAAACGTTGCAAGGGGTTTATATCTACGAGGCAAAACAAGTGCTTTTCAAGGTCATAACCATTCCACAAGCGAACATTCAGAAACTGACATGAATGGAAAGATTACAACAACCTGGAGTATAGGTTGTTTATGCGAATTACACCCTGAATATATGCCATTAAATAAATGGAATTGGGGATGTGCGGTTGTCTATTTAGATAGCAACGGAACTGATTACGAGTTTTTCAATAAGCGAATCTTTAAAGGTAAAATTCTATGAGTGAAGAAAAAGAACCAACACCTGAAGAAATCAAAGAAATAGAAGAAGAATTTGATTTTGAATATACCACACGAATGGATTATGTGAGTTGTGCTTACTATTCTATTTCTGCGGTTGAAGGGATTGATTTACTTTTGCTGACAAAGGATGAAGCCAAGAAGATAAAAAAGATAATTAAGAAGTCCATTAGAATAATTGAATCGTGTATAAATGAAATGCACGATGAATTATTTGAGGATGAAGAAGATTAAAGTTTTGTTTTTAGGATTTGGATTGTTTTTAGATTTGCGAGGGGTGTTTCTACACCCCTTTATTTATACCCTTTCGCATATAATTTCAGCAGAATTATTCATTTTATACCCTTTCGCATATAAATAACAGGCCATTAAAAGAACATTTTTGTAGGTTTTTGTTCCATTAATAACCCCTTATAACATATATTTCTTTTATTAATAACTATTAATTCTATTGAGTTTCAGCGAATCGGAAAAATTATTTTAAAAAAAAATTCTAAAATATTTCTTTTAGAACTCTAAAAGATATAATTTAGCATTCAGAAACGAAACAATAACAATCTAAAAATAAAAACAATGAAAAAGATTTATGCAAAAATCAACACAAAAAGCAACTTTAGAAGTTTAAATGGTATATGGTTAGAAGTAGAATCAATGAATGGGAAAAGAGTTACTTGTTATTTTGAAGATTTAAAAGTTGATTTTACTTTAAGTGAAATATCTGAATTTAAATATTAATCTTATAGGGGTGCAGCATCCTATCAACTGCATAAATCTAAAAACTAAACAAATGAAAAAATCAACAACCCTGGCAATCATTATTATTGCTAACCTTATCTTCGCTTACATTATCTTTCAATTTCGTAATCTTTAAATCTAAAAACAATGACAGAAAAAAACGCTTTTGAATTATTGCTTGAAGCAATCAAATCTTCTTCAGCAACTCACGATGAAAAAATCAAAATTCTAAATGCTCTGAATGAGTATATAGAATACAAATATCAACAAACAATCAACCTTAAAACATTCTAAAATGTTACTTTCAATTTCAATTTTATACGTTTCATTTATAATCACATTATTAATCCTTCATAAAAAATTAGATGCCAAATTCAAAAAGGAACTTGAAGAAGAAGAAATTTAGTAAATTAGTAGAACTTTTAACAACCAAATTAGTAAAAACAAAACCTTTAAAACAATGCAACAATCTAACACAATCGCAGAATTAGCAAAAGCACTTGTTCTTTTCCACGTCAAAGTTGACACGATTAAGAAAGACGCAAAGAATCCTTTCTTTAAATCAACTTACGCTTCCCTTCCTAACATCCTGGAAGGAATTAATGAACCTTTAATTGAATGCGGTCTTTCAGTTTCTCAATTCCCTTCAGGCGAAAATGGTTTAACTTCTATTCTATTACACGAATCAGGCGAATTTATTTCGGCAGAATATCAAATGCGACCTGTAAAGGATGACCCACAAGGTAGAGGTTCTTGCATAACATATCAAAGAAGATATGCTTTGGCTTCTATACTTGGTCTTAATATTGATGAAGATGATGACGGAAACACAGCCACATTTGGTGGAAAGAATCCACAAGAAGCAGAAGACAATTCTAAACAATGGTTAAACAAAGGAACTGACTTATTCAATAAGGCAAAAGCTAAACTTGATTCAGGCGAAACAACAATGGCTAAAATAAAAGCAGCGTTCAAGGTATCTAAAGAAGTAGAAACATTACTAATATCTAAAAACTAAATTATGGTTGAATGTTATATTGATTCTCATAGTTGTGAATGTTTAAAACAAAACGAAAGATATGAATTACTGAATGATAGAGTTAAAGAATATTCATTTAATGCTTATGATATTTGCAATAAGAATCCAAAACGATTTTTATTTTTCATCAAAAATAAATTTGTATTAATAACCTATCATTCCTGTATTCATCCTGGACAAAGCCACATTGAATTTAAGCAAGATTTAATAAAAAAAATTATTGTTAATAACAAAGTTTATAATAAATTTGATATTAGAAGAATACATCTTGATGTAGTTTTAAAAGAATATAGATTAAGAAATAAGAATCTAAAAAAATATCACGATGAAATAAATTACATCTATTCAGACAATGCAGGTAAACATTATGCTATTTATAATGAAATACCATTTATGGATTCAATTTGCAATCAAGATGAAATTTTAGAAAATTATAAAACTTCAAAACAATATTTAATTAAAAATGGATTAGATTTTTTGCTTGAAGAACTTGAAGAATTATATAATTACAATCATCATTTTGAATTTGATAAAGTAGAAATATTTAAAACAATAGACCATTTAATAACCAATTTACAAAAACAAATCTAAAACAATGCAAACAAACAAATCAGTAAACTCTAAAGAGTTATTAAAAGAAACATTCAATATGATGATGCTTTTAAAAGGGAAGGCTATTTCAGTTGAAGAAGCAAAAGCACAATCTAATTTAATTAAACAGGCTAACAATTTGCTTCGTTATGAATTAGATAGAGCAGTAGCGATTCAAAAATTTGAAAATATTGAAATAAGAAATATTGAAGATTAATAACATTAACATCTAAAAACAATGCTACCACAAATCAGTGCAGGATTAACTAAAAACCAAATCAAAATCATTGCTCAAAATTCCATTAACGAACTGATGGATTCAGGGCGAATACTTGAAGCAGCAGAAGCACTTTCAATAATGGAAAAGTTTATTGAAGAAGTAAGGAGTTCAAAAGCATTTACTGACTATGTAAGGGATGAAATAAGCAAGAACGGAAAAGAAATAACTAATGTTTCAGGTGCTAAATTAGAACTTTCAGAAGCAGGTGTTAAGTATGATTTCAGCCAATGTAATGACCCATTACTACCACAATTACAGGCAAGGTTTGAAACTGCAAAAGCAATGCTTGATGAACGCAAAAACTATCTTAAATCAATTCCTATTTCAGGTATTGAAGTTTTAATAGAAGATGAAATAGTAAAGATATTTCCACCAAGCAAAACAAGTTCTTCCACCTATAAAATAACTTTATCAAAATGATAGGAATTTTATTTGCTTTATTTATTGCTACGATAGTTTCAATAATATGGGTTAATAGTATTGATAAAATGAACAATAATTTTCCTGATTATGATGGAGAGGATTTTTTAAACTAAAAACAAAAACAAAATGAAATACGAAACAGAAAATTATATAACAACATTTGAAGTTGAATTAGATTTAACAGCACATTATTTAACAGATACAAGAACGGAAGAATGTCACGGATTCCATACGTTTGAAGATATAAACACTAACTATGTTGTTAACTCAATCAAAATCCACATTGGTAATTCTTGCATTGATTTAACAGACAGGTTAACGGATGTAGAAAAAGAATTGCTAACTGAAAATCAAAATCTTTAAAGGATGATTTGGCTAAACTTTAAAACCTGGTATAAATACAAAATCAAAAAAACAAAAAGAAAGATTTGGTATTGGGAAAGATACTATAAGAATGGTCATAGATGGACACCTTTAATAATCCTTAAAACTAAAAAGCTATGAAAATTTATTTAGCAATAGAAAATGGAATGTGCCTAAATTATATTAATTTGCATAACTCAAAATTAATGAGGTTAAGGGATACGGAATTAACAAATAATTCTTTAAGATTTGACACTATCCTTTATAATGATGAAGAAATTTTGACAATAAAAGCACTTCATCCAAATGCAGAAATAGTAAAATTCAACGGAATGGAACATTTTAAATACTTCAGAAATGCTTTGGTGCTATCTTAATTCAGATGTAATAGGTTCGTATAGTAGAATTACTTACGGACTGCAAGGGGATAAGATAGCCATAATAGGAAGGCATAATGAAATGCTTAAAGTCCTGCACGAAAACGGACAAGTTTTCTTCGTAAAAGAACATTTAATTTCAACAAATTTTATAACTAAAAATCAAAACAATGGAACAACAACAACAAAACCAAGAAACAAAAAAAGAGTTTAAACCTAAACCCTGGTTAAAGAAACCTGCTGAAGAAAAGAAGATTCAAGGTTATTACTACGTAAAAGCAAAGTACAAAGAAATTGCTCAACAAGAAATAGATAAACTTACTGAACAATGGAGATAAACAAAACAACTAAAGACAAAGTAAAATCCTTATTAGTTCAATTTCCACATTTAAGGGATTCAGATGAAAGATTAATTGCTACCTATTGGATGAAAGAAGCAGGTTCAAAAGATGCTTTGGATTCAATGTCTGCAACTCAATTTCTTTTGAATTTTGTTTCAGGTGCTTACACTAATCCTGAATCTATCCGCAGAGTAAGACAAAAGATTCAAGAAGAAAACGAAGAATTAAGGGGTAAATCCTATTACAAAAGACAAAAATTAGAAATAAATGTTAGAAGCGAAATTAGAAACTTGTAGTCCTTGCGTTGAACATCCTTCGTTCTTTGTCATAAATACAATAAGCAAACGATTAAATTCAAATCAAATCCTGGAAGCAGTTTCTTCATTCTTTGAAATTCCTGTTTCTGAAATAGTAGGTAAAAAAAGATTTGGAAAGATTGTTGAAGCACGAATGGTTGCTGCTTATGTTTTAAGAAAAGACCGATATTTAAGTTTAGGATTAAAGCATATTGGTTCAATATTAGGCGGAAAAGACCATACTTCAGTTATGCACCACGTTAAAAGAATCGGTGAGTTAATAGAAATTGAACCTGAATTTAGAGAAAAAATAAAGGAATTATTTCTGCATACTTACGGAAGCATAACTTATTTTAACGATTGATTTTTTCCCTATTGAATAAAGGTTTATTTTTGAGTAACGATTTGTAAATGAAGTACGAACCATTTACAAATTAATTTTAGAGAAATCTAAATTAAAGCCCTGCAGTTCGTACCTGTGGGGCAATTTTATTTTATGGCAAAAGACCCTGCGTTATTATTTTACCCTAATGATTTTGATTCTGCAACAAAATTTCTTTCAGATGAACAGGTTGGTAAGTATTTAAGATTATTGATTGCTCAATTTCAACACGGAAGATTGAATCAAAAACAAGTGTTATTCATATGTAAATCATATGATGAAGATATAATGAAGAAGTTTACCAAAGATGAAAATAATTTATTTTATAATGAACGTTTAGAATTAGAGGTAAATAAAAGAAAATCTTATTGTGAAAGTAGAAGGAAAAATAAAACATCAAAAAGTGAAGATAAGATAAACATATCTGAATCATATGATGAACATATGTATCAACATATGGAAAATGAAAATGTAAATGAAAATAAAAATGAAAATAAAATAATAGTAAGAGGTAAAAAATTTTTAAGTTCAGATTTAAACGAACTTCCTGAACAATTTTTATTTAGTTCAATTCAATTAATTAAAATTCAAAAGAAAATTGATTTGACTAAAGATGAAGTTTTTAAATTGTGGGAAGTTTTTAAAACACAAAACTTGACAGGCGAAACGCATTACAATTCTGAAAACAAAGTTTATCTTCATTTTACTAATTGGCTAAAAACACAAAAATTTGAAAATGGAAATTCAAAAACAAGACAACAAACAACTAACGAAGCAATTGACTACATCACAAGCAAAGGTGCTGAACTCTATGCCAAGCTATATGGCACCAATTCTGAAGGCTAAAGAATCAGGAATTCCATTCCGTCAAATGTCAAATGATGAACTTTTACTTTCTGCTTATTCGCTAATCGTAAAAATGAACGTTATCACAGGTTGGGCAATTTTGGACAAAAAACTCCTGGATGTATTCGCTGAACAACTTTCTTTGAAACTTTCCGAAACTTATTCATTCTTAAACCAAAATGAAATAGAATATGCGTTCAGAACTTATTCCGTTAATGATTGGGGTAAAAACTTTAACCTAAACGCATTAGATGAGGTTTTAAGACCTTATTTAACTTTAAGAAGGGAATTACACGTAAACGAAACAAAAGACGAAATTTCGCTTCCTATGGCTTCTAAAGAAATATCAAAAAAAGAAATGATAGAAGACGTTGAAGAATATCTTGCTAAAGATACTTTAGAAGTTAATTTAATACCAATTTACATTTATGAATATGCTGAAAAGTTAGGGTTGATAAATTTAAGCAGGGATGAAAAGTTAGCAATCTTTGAAGAAGCGAAAAGTTTTAGACAAAGAGAACTTTCAAACTCCGCCAAATCTAACCGAATTGATGACATTATGGCGAACAATATGTTTTTTGAAATGGTAAAAAAGAATGAAATTACCGATGAAGAAAAGTTCAGATTGCAGAATCTTTCTAAAAAATTAGCATTTAAAAAGTACTATGAAAAAAATAGACCTACCGAAGTTAAAAAAGAAAGCACAGGAAACCTTTAACAAATGGATTCGTGAAAGGGATAAAGAATTAGGGTGCATTTCTTGCGGTGCTAAAGTGGACCATGCAGGGCATTACTTCAGTTCAGGTCATTATTCTTTACTTACGTTTGACGAAATCAATGTTAATGGTCAATGCTTAAGATGCAATAACTTCTTACACGGAAATTTGATTCATTACAGGATGGGTTTAGTTGAAAGATACGGCGATAGAGTTGTAATAGAGTTAGAGAATAAAAGCCGAAATAATGTCAAAAAATGGGATAGGGTGGAACTTGAAGACATAATTTTAAAATATAAAATAAAGTAATAAATTTGTTAGGAATTCTTTTGAGTTGACTAACTGCCATAAATACATTTTAGAGATTTACCAATCTAAAAGGGTTAATGAAATCCTAAAGAAAATTTATCCTGAAGATTTAAGAGATGACCTGAAGCAGGAACTTGCACTTGCTTTGTTTAATATGGACTGCAAGAAAATAGTTAATCTAAATTTTAGAAATGAACTTCTTTCCTATTCAATAAAAACTTTGTGGCTTATGGCTACATCTTCAACAAGTCCTTTCTTCTATAAATACAAAAAAAACGATATTGACAAAGCTGTCAAATACCTAGAATCTTTACAGCAGAAATCTTTAGGTGAAAGAGAAGCAAATATTGCAAAAAAGATTTTACTTCAGAAGATAGACAAGTCAGCAAATGACGCACACGAAGCAATTATATTTAACAAATATGTTGAACTTAATTCTTGTGTAGAGGTTGCAAAATATTTTAACATTCCTAAAGACCATATCTATAAGGTAGTTAAGAACTGCAAAGAACAATTAAAAAAAGCAATCAATAATGATTAGTAATATTTTAGCAGGATTTCTTTTTAGTTATTACTTTGTTAATGTAGCAGGGATTCCGAATGCTATTAAGAAAGGATTTTCAATGAAGCCACATCAAAGAATAAAGCCGTTTGATTGTGTTACTTGTCTTTCGGTTTGGAGTTCAGTTGTAATGTATTTCTTACCAACTCAATTAGTGGAGTTTATTTGTATCATATTTGCAGCAGGTTTTTTAGGAACTAAAATAAAATAATGTAAAACATTTAAAACTAAAACTTATGACATCAGTAGAATGGTTGATTGAACAATTAACAATAAGAGACCGTTTTATACCCGACTTTTTAGAACAACAAGCCAAAGAAATGGAAAAGCAACAGATAATAGATGCTTATGACCAAGATTTATATGGTGGGTTAAGTAAGGATAGAATTTTTAATGATGGTAATGATTACTACAATGAAACTTATGGAAGTAAGGGAAGTGATGAATTATCAAAAGTTGCAGAAAATACAAGTTTTGACACATCTTCCCAAACAGAAATATCAGATGAGGAGATAGAGGATGCAAAAGAATATCATTGGTCATATAAAAATGGATTTGTTGAAGGTGCTAAATGGTATAGAGAACAATTAAAAAAGAAACAATGATAAAGATTACCGATATATTAGATAAGATGCTTTTAGAATTTAAAGAATCCGACAACACGGAATTTTTAATGTCTGAAGCAAACGTAATGAAACTATCTGAAGAACTTGGTGTTCCTGATTCAGTAGTAATTGATTACAAAGGAATGATTGTTACGGCTATGGAAGGATGCGATGAATTTAAAATCTATTTACGATGAAAATATTAGGATTAGGTGGGCGAATGTCAGGATGTACTTTTCACAGAATTACACTTCCTTTAGCTTATATGAATGGAATTAAAGGAATGGTAACTGATATTCCTACCTATGAGGTTTTAGAACAGGGTTGGGATATTATTTTTTACAATCGTCTTTCTGCTTTAGACCAAGATTGGGTAGAAGTAAAAAAGCAAATGAATGTAAAGATAGTTATGGATATGGATGACGATTGGATTTTACCACCAAATCATTTGAACTTTGAAACCTATTTAGAAAAGAAACCTATAATAGAAAATAACTTAAGGGAAGCACACTTAATAACTTGCACAAATGAGAAACTTGCTGAAAAAATTTATCCGTTCAATAAGAATGTTTTGGTTATTCCTAACGCTTTACCTTACGGATACCATCAATTCACAGATGCGAAAAAAGAAGATGAAAGGATAAGAATATTTTGGGCAGGTGGTTGCACACATCAACAAGACCTTGAAATTCTTAAATATCCTTTACAAAGATTAAAGCCATTCAGCAATAAAATTAAAATGGTTTTAGGTGGCTATACTGATTCAGACCCAACTTCAAAATATATTTGGGATAAGATGTTTAATTCATTTACCTGTAATGGTCAGTTACCCTGGACTAAATTAAGTGGATTAGAACCTATTAACTATATGGCACTTTATGAATATGCTGATATTATGTTAGTACCTTTAGAACAAAGCGAATGGCATTCCTGCAAATCAAATCTGAAGTTATTAGAAGCAGCAGCAAAAAAAGTTCCTGTCATTTGTTCTAATGTAGAACCTTATTCAAGGGATAAAGACGCACCTGTTTTTTGGGTTAATAGCCAAAAGGATTGGTACATACATTTAAAAGATTTAATTTTGAATCCAAATAAACGTTTAGATTATGGCGAGAAAATCCACGAATGGGCAAAGTCAAAATTCAACCTTATCAATATCAACGAAGGAAGAAAAGCCACATTTGAAAATCTTATCAAAGCATAAGCATTATTATGATTTTTATATGCGAACAGGCGAAGTAGTAAACTTTTGGCACGATGTTCAAAATGAAATTCTAAATGCTTTTAGAGTAGAGTTCCCACATTATCACTACCAAAGAACTTGTCCTGCTTGTGTAGCAGAATTTTTAGTTAGAGTTTATACCTGGTACGAAACGCAAATAAAATGATACATCCAACTGCTATAATTTATCCGAATGTCAAGATAGAAGAAAACGTTACTATAGGTCCTTATTGTATTATTGGAAGTCCTGCCGAATGGAAATCTAATAATGAAGATATGGGAGTAGTAATAAGAAAAGGAACTATAATAACAGGAATGGTAACAATAGATTCAGGTGGTATTCATCCTACCTACATCGGTGAAAACTGCTACATAATGAAACACGCACACATAGGACACGATGCAATTATAGAAGATAATGTAACTTTAAGTTGTGGTGCTAAAATCGGTGGTCATTGTATAATAGGCGAAGGATGTAACATAGGATTAAATGCAGTTATTCATCAAAAGGTTTCAGTTCCTTATGGATGTATGATTGGGGCTTCTTCTTTTGTAGGCAAGAAATCAAACCTAAAACATAATCATAAATACGCAGGAGTTCCTGTCAGGGAATTAGGCGAAAACATTAAGAAATGAATACTTTAGTTTGTCCTTTAGTTTACGGAACAAGACCTTTGGATATAATACATTCTAATTTAGAAACTACAGGGTTTCCTTTTAATGTAAAATTTATTAATACTGAAGGAATAGCAAACGCACTTAACGAAGGAATAAACGAGTTTAAACAAGGCAATTACGAAGCCATTACATTTTTAGCAAATGATATAATAGAACCTAAAGATTGGTTGCTTAAAAAACTAATAGCTTTAGAAAGATATGAGAACGCAGGTATAATAGCAAGTCCTTTAGATTTTGAAAGGATAATACCTAACAATGAACACATAATTAGTAATTGGATAATAAGAAAAGAAGTTATTGATTCAGTAGGTTATTTTAATGAATCAATGTTCCCTTACGGACCAATAGACCTGGATTACTGCGAACGAGTTTGGTTAGCAGGATTTAAAACTTATTACGCTTGTAACTTCCTTGCTCAACATATAGGAAGCCACGCAGAAGGGAATGAATACGGATACGATAAAAAAGAAATGGTAAATAAATTTTGGTGGCAATTTACCCAAGACATTCAAGGATATAAAAACGGAACTAAAAGTTATAAGATATGATTTTACTTCCTGCACAAATAGAATCTATTGCTTCAAGAAAAGACAAGACAATAAGGTTAACAATAGGAACACAAGAATTAAACCCTAATACAGCAGCAGAACTATTCACAATGAATCAGCAGTTTTGCTATTTTGCTATTAAAACCGAATCTTTCCTACAAAATGAAGTAGATTTAGTTAATGACCTAAAGGCAGGTATAAATGCAAAGACACCTTCACAAAGATTAAGGAACATTCTTTACATTAATTATCAGCAAAATAATGAGGGGTTCAAAGATTTTAACACATTTTATATATCTAAAATGGAAGCAATTTGCGAACACTATAAAAATAAAATAGATTAAAACCAATGGGTAAACATAAATACATAGAAACACCTGAAAAGCTATTAGAGATGTTTTATGAGTATAAGGATTTCACTAAAGCAAATCCACGTTTTAGGTATCAACTTTGCCAAAGAACGGCAGAAATGATTAAAGAACCTTTAGAAGTTCCTTTAACTTTAGAAGGATTTAAGAACTACGCATATAGAAAACATGGAGTTACAATACATCATTATTTTAATAATAGTGAGAATGCTTATGATGATTATCGTACTATCTGCCTATATATAAAGGATGAAATTAGAGAAGACCAAATTCAAGGTGGTATGGTTGGGCAGTATAATCCGAGCATTACGCAGCGTTTAAATGGATTGGTAGAGAAAAGCCAAGTAGAGCAGGATGGAAAAATTGAAGTAGTATTTGTTAAAGGCAAAACCATTTTATAATGTGGAATCCTGCAGATGGTCCTGAAAGCGAAGATGAATTAGGATAGGTTAATTCAATGAAAGAACGGACATCTTGTGTCTGAATGGGCGAATGAAAAGTAACCCACCTATCCATTTTAATTTAAAATACTAACCCTTTGAGAATAGAACTTTCCGAACCACACATTAACCAACAAAGAATCCTTGATAGTTCAGCAAGGTTCAGAGTAGTTATGTGTGGGCGAAGGTTCGGTAAATCTGAATTAAGCCAAATAGAAATCATTACTAATGGCTTAATGGGAAAGAACGTAGCCTATATTACACCTACCTACAAACTTGCTAAAACATTTTTTGAGAAACTTACGCAGGTTGTTCCATTTGAAAACAATAAGTCAGACCTAATAATGAACTTCCCTAATGGAGGTTCAGTTGAGTTTTTTACAGGCGAAAGATTGGATAATTTAAGAGGTCGCAAATTTCACTTCGTAGTAATAGATGAAGCAAGTTTTATTCCGAACCTGGAAGATGGATGGTTAAACTCAATAAGACCTACCTTAACTGATTACAAAGGAAAGGCACTATTCGTTTCAACTCCTAAAGGGAAGAACTATTTCTATTCGCTATTTATGAACAATAGTAATGAATGGGAATCATTCAAGTTCAGCACTTACGATAATCCTTACATTGATAAGAACGAAATAGATGATGCAAGGCGTCAACTTCCTGAAGCCGTCTTTGAACAAGAATATATGGCTAACCCTATGGAAAACGCAGCCAATCCATTCGGAAGTCAACAAATCAATTCTTGCGTTAAACCTTTATCCACATTACCACCTTCTTACTACGGAATAGATTTGGCTAAATCATTTGACTATTCGGTTATTATCGGACTTGACAAGAACGGAGTAGTAAGTTATTTTAACCGATTCCAAAAGGATTGGAAGCATACAAGAGAAACCATTCTTTCAATAGATAGAAGCAAACCTGTTTACATAGATAGCACAGGCGTAGGGGATGCAATAACTGAAGACCTGCAGAAGCATTTTAACTCAATGACAGGGTTTAAGTACACTGCACATTCAAAGCAGCAATTAATGGAACTATTGGCTTCTAAAATACATTCACAAGAAATAGGTTATCCTGAAGGTGAAATTAAAAATGAATTAGAAATCTTTGAATACCAATACACTTCTACAGGGGTTAGATATAACGCACCTTCAGGGTACCACGATGACTGCGTCAATGCTTTGGCTTTAGCCATTAAGTGCAAGAACGAAAATAAGCTAACAGGGGTTTATAGATATATTTAAAATCTTCATCTAAATAGTCAACAAAATTTATATCATATATTATGAGGTTAACAATCAAACAATTTCAGGACATTATAGAAGTAAATAAAATGTCTTTAGATGACCTGGAAAAGTCAATTTTCTTTGTAATGATTCTTACAGGGAAAACTGAATTTGAAGTCAATAAAATGTCCGTAAAACGTTTTAATAAGCTATGTAAAAGGGTTTTAGATGAGTTTGAAATAATGGCTAAAGGATTAAATGACCAAAAGCCAACTAACTTAATTAAAGCAAATGGAACTTGGTATTGGTTGGACTACGATATTAAGAAAATGAACACAGGGCAATATGTGGAAACTGCTACATTCGGAGTTGATTTGTTGTCTAACCTTCACAAGTTGTTGGCGACAATGGCAACACCTATGAAATGGACTTGGAAAGGATTAAAGAAGATAAAAGAAAAAGACCACGAGAAGGTTGCAGAGGATATGCTTGATGCTGATTTTAGGCATTGTTACCATGCGGCGGTTTTTTTTTACGCAGTTTTCAAGGAATCAATTCTGAATTTAAAACCTTATTTGGAAAATCAGACGGACAAGAAGAAGGAACTGAACGAAGCGTTGATTGGTTTCAGCAAAATTTCGGTTGGTTCTATAATGCCAAAATGGTTTCAAAATTTGAAAATATCAGTTTAGGTGAAGTTTGGGAATTGCCACCAATGCAGTTTCTAAATGATTTAACTTATATAAAATTTAAAAACGATTGGGATGCCGAAGTCATTCGCAAAAGCACAAGCAGACGCACTTAATTTTTTAGGCGGTCAAGACAGAGATGAATTTGTTCCTTTTGTTGCTCGTACTATATTAGAGCAATATGGAGCAGATTTCAAAATCCTTCTTGAAAAATATATTAATTCAAGGCAGGTTGTAGCAAGTGGAAAGTTAGCGGATTCAATAACATCTGAAGTTGACAATGATGGCAATAGGTTAACAATTAAAATGTTAGATTATTTTGATTTCCCTAACGAAGGTGTTAGAGGTTGGGGTAGTTCAAAGAATGCTCCTGCAAGTCCTTACACATATAGAAGAAAAGCAAAGACAAATTCTAACGGACAATTCCAAGCATCCATAAAAGAATATATTTTAAGCGGTAAAGCAAAGGTTAAAAATATCAAAGCACCTGTTGGATTAGAAAGGAAAGTAGATAGAGGCAAAAAGAAATCTTTAATAGATAAGCAAGTTGATAACTTGATTTATATGATTAAGAGATACGGAATAAAACGAACTGAATATTTCAATGATGCTTTTGAAGAAGCGTTTAAAGATATTGATGTAGTAATGGGTGAAGCGTTGGGAATAGATATAGCGTTGAACATTCAAACAATAAGCAGTAAAAAAGTAAAGTAATGGCGATTAGTAGTTTAATAAATCCTTCAGGAAAGCCAAGCGTACAAGATAATCTTTGGCATATAGCGACAAGCAGCAATTCAGGACAAACAGATTTTAAGTTTGTCTTTGATGTTTATAAAGGTAATGAGCAATTAATTAGAGCAAAGATTTATCCTAACCCTTCAAATGGCAAAGGTTATTTTGATGCAGGACCAATAGTGCGTAATGAAATGGATTATTCTTGGTTCAATCCTGATGGGGAGTTCTTTAGTGTTGAATTAAATGAAAGCGGACAGATTGCAAGAACATATACTATAAAAGTAGGCGAGGATTATTCAGGTGTAACTAATTTGAATTTGGCTTCAGGTAATGTAACTGCTTATAATTGGTCAGCACCTTTGTTTAAAAGAAGGATTAACGATTTATCAGTAAAGGATAATAAGTTTTTAACTGATAGGTTTTTAAATGCCTATTCTAATTTTGGTGAGGATTTATACATAGGAGTTCACGAGTTAACTAATGTAGTTATTCAAAAGTTTCAATCTAACGGAACAAATACAAATTCAAGCACTTTCACACCTTCACCTGGTTCATCTGAATACTACCAAATAAATGCAAGTCCTGACGCTGTAAATGATTTAATAGGAAGTTCTTTTATAGATTCAAACACAAATTATTATTTAGTAAAGATTAACGCAGGTGGAAGCAATATTCAATTAAAAGTAAATGTTGTTTGCAATGGTAAGTTTACACCTATTCCACTTCATTTTATGAATGCTTATGGAGTTTTTGAAACTGCACGTTTTGAGTTAGTGAACAGATTAAGTAAAGATTTAGAACGAAAGACATTTGAAAAACGTGATTATGAGTTCGGCAGTTCTTCCGTGAATTATTATTCAACAAATGGAAGTAATAAAAAATATGTTGAAAGTAAAATCAATTACGGAAGTAAAATTAATTGGAACTATAAACTAACAATGTATCCGCCTACAGATTCAGATTATCAATGGTTAGCACAGCTAATTGATAGTCCTATAATCTATGTTGAAATAGATTCTGAATACTATCCTGTAACGATTAAGGAAACGAACTACGAATATAGTAAGCACGATTTTAACGGATTAAGACCTTTAGAATTGAATATTGAAATGAACCAAAAAAGATTTGGATATAAACGATAATGGTAACAATATATTTAGAAGATAACGAGTTAGATGTAAAGGAAGGTTTTAGTCAACAGATAACCTACCAAATAGATGATATAAAGAATTTAGATTCTAAAACTACATCATTTAGTAAAACTATTGTTCTTCCTGGAACTGCAAGGAATAACAGAATCTTTGGCAATATATTTGAGTTTAGCAATTCTAATTTTTACGATTCAGAGAATCCTAATTCATTTTATAATTTCAATGCTTCAAAATCTGCAGTTGCAAGATTAGATATAAACGGACTAACGATTATTAAAGGTGTTTTAAGATTACTTCAGATAGTTGTTGACAATGGTAGCGTTGAATATGAAGTTGCAATCTTTGGCGAATTGGGTGGTTTTGTAAATTCTTTAGGTAATAGCAAGTTAGAAGATTTAGATTTTTCAGAGTTTGACCAAGTATATTCTTTAACAAATATTGTGAATAGTTGGGATTCTTCAGGATGCGTTTTTCCTTTAATAGATTATGGGTTAGTAAGTACTAATAAAATAAATTACCAATATAAAGCATTTAGACCTGCTTTCTTTGTTCGTGATTATTTAGACAAAATAATTACAGATGCAGGTTATACTTATGAAAGTGCTTTCTTTAATACAAATTTTTTCAAATCATTAATAATACCTTATAATAGGAAAACATTAACAAGGCGTTCAAATTCAGGTTTTAATGTTGAAACAAAAAGACATACATACAATTCAGGAAATACACCTGGTATTTCAGAATTAAAAGAAATAAATATTCAGTATGACAAAAGCATTGCTTTAGGAAGTTTTACTGCTAATGTTGGATTCAATCAATTTACTTATTCAAGTGCTACAGCATTGGTTGGTAAATTAGAAGTCAATGTTAAATTTAGTTATACAAAACCAACTGCCGACCCTTTACAATATATTCTTTATTTGAACGGAAGTCCTATTGTTTCAGTTGAAATAGGTGACGGATTTAGTACAGGTGATGTTTCACAATTATTTACTATTGATAGTATAACTATTAACAATGGTGATATTTTAAATGCAGTTATAAGGGGTTACACTTCAACTTCTGCAGGATTTACATTAAGATATGTTAATACAAATATTGGAACAAATAACTTTTTAAAGATAACAGCTTTACAAGTTTTTGAAGTACCTGTTAATCTTAATGAGCAAATAATAGCAAATGATACTTTGCCACAAAACATTTTCCAAAAGGATTTTTTTAGTTCTATTGTGAAGATGTTTTATTTAATGATTACAGAAGATAAATTCAAGGAGAAGCATTTAATCATTGAACCCTGGATAGATTTTTATAATTTAGATACAACAACTTATTTAGATTGGTCAGATAAGATTGATAGAAGCCAACCGATTAAGATTAAGCCAATGTCTGAAATTAATGCAAGGTTTTATAATCTTAATTACAAAACTGATAATGATTTTTATAATGAAGATTACAAAAAGAAATATAATGAAAATTATGGAAATGTAATCTTTGATAATCAATTAGATTTTGCAAAGGATAGTTCTACAACTGAAGTAATATTTTCAGCAACTCCATTAGTAGGTTATGCTGATAAAGATAAAGTTGTTTCTACGATATTTAAACAGCAAAACAATTCAACAACAACTGCAGTAGAAGAACAAATAAGCGTAAATATTAGGATTCTACAATATAAAAAACTTACTAAACAAGGTGGTTATGATGATTGGAATATTTTGAATGGTGTAAGTAATTTGGGTACTTATGATGTTTTTCCTTATGCAGGTCATTTAGACAATCCAACAGAGCCTTTAATAGATTTAAACTTTGGAGCAACTAAAGAACTTTACTTTGATTTAGTAGGTGGAACATTAAGCAATAATCTTTTTAATGTTTATTATTCATCTTATATGGCTGAAATAACCGATAAGGATTCAAGGTTAGTTTCTGCTAAAATAAAATTAACTGAAAACGATATTTATAACCTGGACTTTGGCAGGTTCATTTGGCTTGATGGTGTGCTTTATAGATTATACAAAATAAATGATTATACAGAAGGAGAGATTTGCGAAGTGGAATTGTTAAGAGTTATTTATACTACCTATGAATTACCAACTGAAGAAAATTGTATAGCAACTGAAAGCGGATTGTGTTTACAAACAGAAAATGAAAATATAATAATAACAGAAAATTAAAAACTATGGCTATTAAAATAAGCGAATTAACATCAGTAACGAGTATAGCAGGAACGGAGGTTATTCCTGTTGTTCAAAGTGCAACAACAAAGAAAGCTACTATTGATGATTTATTAGGGTACAAAGTATTTATAGCGAATTTAACTTATGATACTTTGAATGCTGAATTTAATAATGATGTCTTTAAAGATACAATTACAGGACTATCATTTAGTAGAACTTCTGCAGGACAATATACAATAGATAGTGCAGGTTCATTATTTACTGCAAATAAAACCTATGTAATGATAAATCAAAACAATTATTCAGGTGCAGGTGGTGCAGGTAATTTTACTTATAATATGGCTTGGAGAAGCAATACTTCTACAATAGTAATACAAACTGCAGATGTTGATGTTGAAGGTGCGAATGTTACATATGATGATTTATTAAGCAACTTATCTATAGAAATCCGTGTTTACCCTTAAAAATTAAGAGATGGCAAAACAAGTAATTGCTTTAGAAGCAACATTAAATAGTAGTCCTGCCGAAGGTTCGGTAAAAAGTTTAAAAGCACAATTAAGGGAAGCACAGGCAGAGGTTGTTAATATGTCTGAAAAGTTTGGTGAAACATCAATACAGGCAGCAAATGCAGCAAGAAAGGCAGCAGAACTTAAAGATAAAATTGGAGATGCTAAAGGATTAACAGACGCATTCAATCCTGATAGAAAATTCAATGCTTTTGCAGGTGCTTTGCAAGGTGTTGTTGGTGGATTTACTGCGGTTCAGGGAGCAATGGGTTTAGTGGGTTCTGAATCTAAAGATGTAGAAAAAATATTGTTGAAGGTTCAATCAGCTATGGCTTTAAGTCAGGGGATAAATGCTGTTACAGAATCAATAAATGCATTTAAAAGTTTAAGAACTCTTTTAATAACTATACCTATAGTTCAAAAAGCTATAACTGCAGCTCAATGGTTATGGAATGCTGCAATGAATGCCAATCCTATTGGTGCTATAATAATAACTATAACAGCATTAATAGCAGGAATATCAGCATTGACATCCTGGTTATCAGATAGTGCAGAAGCTGAAAAAGAACAAGCAGAAGAAACAGAAAAAGCAACTAAAGCACTTGAAGACCAAAAATATGCATATGAAAAAAACAATAAAGAATTAGAAAAAAATCAACAATATACTATTGATTTAGCAAAAGCTAAAAGTGCGAGTACGAAAGAAATAAGAGAATTAGAAAAAAAATTGATTGATGAAAAAATTGCACATCTTAAAAATGCTCAACAGATAGCATGGGCAACATATGAAACAAATAAAAACACTTTAGCAAAAAGAATAAATGCAGACGCATCAGATGAAATGATAGCAAAGGCAGGAGATTTGATGAATGCATCATTTGAACAGGTTGCTAATGTTACAAAAGATTTATCTAACGCATTAACGGAAAGAGAAGATTTACAAAAAAAGCATAACGTAGAAATTGAATCAGAAAATACACAAGCTAATGAAAAAGCAAAGGAACAAAGAAAAAAGAATAATGAAGAATTATTACAAGAAAATGAAAAACAAAATGAATTACAAAGACAATTAACCCAAAAAAATTATTTAGATTCAATTAAGGATGCTGAATTTAAAGCAAAGGAAGAATTAAGAATAAACTTTGAAAATAAGAAAAAAGAAATTGAAGATTCTAAAGCATCAACAAAAGAAAAAAACGAATCAATAGTTTTATTAGAACAGGAATATAATAATGCAAAACAAAAATTAGATGAAGATTCAGCAAAGAAAAGAGCAGAGCAAAGAAAGGCAACTGATGAATTAATAAAAAGGAATCGTTTAGAATCTATAAAGGATGAAAATCTAAAAGCACAGGAGCAAATAGAAAACAGCAGAAAGGATGAACTTGCTGCTAATTTAGAAAAGCTAAATCAAAAGCTAATAGATGAACAGCAATTCCTTCAAAATAAGGAGTTAATAAATGTTTATTATGATGGGTTGCAAAAAAATAGGATAGATAAACATAATGAAGATTTAAAAGAAAAAGAAAGAAAGCAAAATGAGGAATTATTAAAAGCGAGAAAAGCAGCAGCCGATGCTTCAGTAGAAATAACACAAGCTGAAACAGAGGCAAAGCAAAAACTTCAGGATTCTTACTTAAATGCTATTGGTGCAGGATTAGGAATCCTTAAAATGTTTGGTGAAAAGAATAAGGGGTTGCAAAAAGCATTGTTGATTGCTGAAAATGGATTGACTATTGCAAGAATTATATTGGATACTCAAAGAGGTATAGTAGCAGCTAAAGCAACACTTTTAGGAATACCACCTTTTTTACCTGGTCCTTTGCCATTGCCTAACCCTAAATATATTAAAGCTGCTGTTCTTGCTAATGCTTCAGTAGCACAAGCAAAAATAAATGCAGGAATAGGTATTGCACAGGCATTGGCAGCAACTGCAAAAGGTCTTTCTTCAATCGGTGGTGGTGGTTCTGCAGGTGGTGGCGGTTCAGTTAATGCAGGTGGTGGTGTTGGTGGCGGTGCTACAGGTGGAGTTACTGCTCCTGTTGCTCCGCAACTTTCAAATACTATTCTAAATCAACAGGCAATAAATCAGCAAGGTAATGCAGCTATTAGAACCTATGTTGTAGAATCTGACGTAGCAGGAAACCAAGAAAGGATTGAAAGATTAAACAGGGCAGCAAGAATAAATTAATGTACTTGTTAGCATACCATAAGAACTGCTAACAAGTCCCTTTTATAACTGAATTTCAAAAACTTTTTATATCATATTATATGAACTACCCAATTTACGAGTTAAAAATAAACGAATCTTTGAATGATGAAAGCGAGGTTTCTTATGTGGCTTTGGTAGATGCACCTGCTATTCAAAAAGATTTCCTGGCATTTAATGACCAATTTATTGAGCCTTCTAAAGGTGAACACGAAACGGAGTTTATCCCACGTTGTGTTAAATATGTAGTAGATGAAGGTAAAAGCACGGAACAGGCAGTAGCTATTTGCTATTCAATTTGGGAAGAACATTTTAAACAGGACTTTGAAGAAACCTATAATGACTATCCTAAAGCAGCAAGTGAGAACGCAAAGATTGCTTTAAGATGGGCTGAAGAAAATGGTTGGGGTGATTGTGGAGAGGCAACAGGAAAAAAAAGAGCCAACCAATTAGCCAATTTTGAACCCATCAGCCGTGAAACTATTGCTCGTATGTCATCATTTGAAAGACATAGGCAGAATTCAAAAAAGGAATTAGGCGACGGATGTGGTCGCTTGATGTGGTTAGCTTGGGGTGGCGATGAGGGAATAGAATGGGCAAAAAGGAAATTAGAGCAAATTGATACTAAAATGGAAGGCGAAAAGGTTTCGCTTGATTATGACGATACCTTAAGCACGGAAAGAGGAAAGG